GCGTGTGCAGCCTGCTGCAACCTTGCAACACCGACCATAAGGTTACTTTCCCTCTGCAAGGCTGTCTGTGCCTTAGTAATGGCGTTGCTCGCTGCAAGGCTCGCCTGCAAGGTAGTCTGTATCTTCACCAAGTCCTTCTCTCCGATGCCAAGCGCATGGGACGCGGCAGTAAGTCCGCCAACGCCGCTGATAAGCATATTGATACCCTCGGAGATGGCACTGAAAGTCTGAGTGTCGTTGGCACCGCTCTTTATCTGTCTGTTGACATCTTCAACGGTATCCTTAAGCTCGGAAGCCCTTGCAGTCATCTCCTGCATCTTCTTTTCCAACTCCTGACCCTCGGCAGACGCTTTCTCCTCATCGCTCATGTTCCTGTACTGAATAGTCAGCAGAGCCAACTCCTGCACAAGCTCCCTGAGTTCCGTCTTGACGTTCTGGTTGGCTATGGCGTAGTTGCCGGTGTTGCGCTGGAACTCGCCCATATCGGCAGCAAGGTCTTTCAGGTGAGCGTCAAGGTTCCCTATCTCCTCACCAAGCCGCTTGCCAAGCTCGCCGTTCTTCTCTTCGTCTGTCAGACCCTTGTAGGCCTTCTTCAACATCTCCAGTTGCAGCGACTGCTTCTGGTAACTGCCGTCGCTTGCCTGCATCTGCTTCTCCTGATTGTTGAGCACGAGGTTCAGGTCCTTGATGGCTGCCTGGTACTCTCTCTGCTTGGCGATGAGGTTTGCACGGACTGACATAGCCTTCTCGCTCGTCACCGTGTCGCTCTTCTCTTGGTCGTCAAGGTCTTTCTGTGCCTTCTTGACCTCCTTGAGCTGTGCCTGCAATGCAGCAAGGCGCTGTATGTTCTGCTGGCGTGTACCAAGCAGGCTCTCCGCTATGTCAACGGCACTCTTGTCCTGCTCGAAGGCCTCACGCTTCGCCTTGTTCTCCTTTCCAATCTCAGCAAGCTCACGGCTGATTTCATTTGTGGTCTGTCCGACAATGACACGCTGCCTCTCTATAGAGACGTTCAACTGGTCTGTAACATGCTGCGCCTTCTTGCCGCTGTCCGCTATGAGCTGGTTGAACTTCTCCAAGTCGGCTGGCGTGCTAATCTTCATGTTGAGGCCGTTTGCGAGTTCCCTCGCCGCCTCAACATACTGTTCCTTCAATGACTTGATGTCCGCCGACAGCTTCTCAAGGTCGGCAAAGACTTGACTATCGACAAGGTCGGTTATTCTGATGTCTGCCATAACTATAGGTAATGTCTGTATTCAACTATCTCTCCTTGTATCTCTTCACCGACAGGGGCAAAGGAGAAAGTGCCGTCTGCCTTCCTATATACCGCCACTATGGTCTGCTCCATGATGGCGCATTTCCTCGCAAGCTCGCTGACCCTCGTCTGCTCGCTCATCAGTTTCTTTCGTTCACATGCACAACTCATCTGTAACCGCATTTAGTTAGAAAGTCGTTAAGCCAGGGGCGCAATGCGTAGAGGTTGAAGTATTCCTTTGCGTCGTCGGTAAGCATGAAGATTGCCTCGCCGTACTTCTGCTCTATGAGAGGGCCGTCCCTGAAGCCGCTCGTATATACCCTTACCACGTCGCCTGCCCTCGCTGCGTTTATCGACTCGTGGAAAAGGCCTGTTATGAAAAGGTTCGGCACTTCGACAGGACGAGGCGGAAGTCCGAGCATCGGGCTTTTTATCGGGGGAGTTATCTTCTCCTTCCACTTCTTGTAGGCATAGGATGCTCCGTGCCATGGCCCCCTCTCGTTGAAGTATGGGTCTTCATCGTATGTCGGGCTGAGATAGTCGCCGTTTCCGTCAACACCGCTGTACAGTTGTTCAGTGACACACTGCGTTATGAGGTCTCGCTTCTCTTCGAGACACTCCAAGATGCTGTCGCCTATGCCTGCACTGATAGCATCGAACACTTGCTCTAATCTGTCGAAATCCATTGTGACTTGAATATTAAGGGGCTGGGCTTTATGACTGCCCAGCCCCCGTTCAAACTACTTCTTCTTAGGTTTGTCCTCCTTCTTCGGGTCTTCCGCTTCAGGAGTCTCTTCCTCTTCAGGATTGTCCGTCGTTCCAGTGATGGTATCGTAAACGTCGGAGAGCATCTTCTTACGCTCCTCTTCGCTACGGTCAGGCCAGAACACATCCTTGTGAGCATCGATGAAGCGCTTCTTCTTCATCTGCTTTATAGCCTGCTCATTGAAACTAACTCCTTCGAAAATCATGGCAGTTCAGTTTATGTGTGCTCACCTGAGGGCTGAAGACTCTCAACACCCAACGTCCTGTTGTACTCAATGCCAACAATGTGGTTGGTGTAAAGCACACTTGCTGCCTTCAGGACAAGACCAGTTGTCACGTTCTCGGTCTCGGTGAAGTTTAGAACATTGTTAGCACTGTCGTAGCTTATAGCAGTTCCGCCCTCACATACAGTTGTGCCGGCAGTAGCGATAGCCGTGCCGAACTCTGCTGTGCGGTCATAGCCGCCGATGGTCTCGACAATCTTGTACTTGTGGGCTTCTGTCCTGATGACATCGACAGAGACAAGGCCTGTCAGCTCGTCCATCGGGTTGAAGTCGAGCTGGACATAGTCGAAGTTCTCAACAGCGGCACGGGCATCTTCCAGACAGCAGGAAACCGTCAGGGTTGCCTTTGCGCTCGAAGTGGGATGAGGCGTGACATTCGGGTACACGGTGCTCATGGGAATGCCTGCGAGAATGTCGGTGCCGTCGTTGATACCGATGAGCAGGTTGTTCTCGTCAACATAGTAAGCGTCAAAGCGCTTGTTCATGTTCTTGCTGAGGCTTGCTGCCAAGTGCTCGCTGAACTTGTCAACGGTGAAGGTGTCAGTCTGTGCACTGATGCCTGTCACGCCGTTGCCGCCATAGCCTACTGCACTTACCTGAGGCTCGCCGCCGTTCTTCGCATACTCGACGATAGTCTTGATGGGATAGATACGGTTCGGAAGGTCTGCGTGGCACTTCTCCCCAAGAGAGCCTTTGGTGATGTTTTCGCCAAGCTTCTGTCCGTGTGGGACGAGGATGACTGCCTTGATTTTGCCAAAGTCAATCTGACAACCGCTCTGGCCTGTAGCGAGGGTGTTACCCGCGCATGAACGAATTTTTCTCATTGTCTTCTACAAGTTTGAAGTTTGATTTTTAATACTAAGTCTCTTATCTCAATGGCATCTATAGGCTCGCTGACTGCATCGCCAGTCGCTGTGTAAGCACCATATTTGCCAAAGCTGTAGTTCTCGGAATAGACATGCGGCACGCTGCCGTCATAGTTGTTGTCAATCTGCCTGCACCGCTTCAGAGCATCAATCAAGGCTTCGTATATCGGGCGCAACACGTTCTCGAAAGAGTATTCCTTCCGCTCGTCGTTGTTCCACTCCTTACGGCTGCTGCAAGCAATGAAAAGCGACACCTTCGCTTCGGAAGCGCAGTCCGGCAGTCCTCTCTTCTCCCTTACTGGAGTGTAGAGGGCTATCAGAGGAAGCTTCTCAACACTCGTTACCTTGCTGTAATCGTCCAACTGGTCCTTGATGTACTGGGCATCGCCGAACATATAGGTTATGTCGGGCTTCACCTCATACGTCTGTCCGTTGATGCTCGATGTCATGAGAACGGTAGTGTTCCCAGACAGAGAGGCCACGATTTCACCAAGAACGTCTATGATGTTAGGCTGCTGCATCGCTCTACAGATTTAAGTTGTTAATGTACGTCAGCATGTTCTTATCAATCGTAACACCTTCCACATTCAGCAACTCGGCTTCACTTGCGAAGTAACGAAGCTCGTCAGCCATGTGGTTCCAAGTCTGCACACCTTTGTCAAGAGGGCTAACATAGGAATTCGCACACTTCAACTGGACAAGCCCCGTAATGGTGGCCTGCCTGTTCATGTCACGAAGCATATGGAAGAAAACGTAGTCGGCAAACGGCTCCTTCAGCAGAGAGATGAGGCGCTCCAGCCTTTCGTCTGTCTCTGCTACCTCTACTGCCTGGTTCCCGCTGCCTTCCTGCGTGTTCTCCTCGACGACTGCCCTGTGCTCAACGCGAGAGTAGGCGTCTATTTCGTCACACAACGGCTTGCCTGCAACCTTCCTGAGGAACTCGGACTGCAACAGCTCTATATAGCCGTTGATGCGGCCTGCTACGGCAATATGGTTTGCCGTCTTCTGAGGCACTGCTGCGTTCTCGATTTGCCGAGGGCCGCTTGTGAAAGATGTTACATCGATAATCATGTCTTACTTCTTTGAATTGTTCTTACCTTTGGTGTCGAGAACCTCTTCTACTTCCTTTGTGTCCCCAATGAGAACTTCGGTCGTATCGAAGCCCTCGACATCTTTGGTATCTACTAACCCGACGTTCTTAACGTCAAGCATTTCGGGAGTCTTACTCGCCACCTTCGCCAGGAGTCTCGGTGTTGTCGCCACCGTTTCCACCTTCTCCACCGTTGCCGCCTTCACCGTTGCCTTGTCCGGCAAGCTGTGCGGTGAGTGCTTCAACCTGTGCAGCCAAAGCTTCGACTTGTCCCTGCAGGGTTTCGAACTGCTCAACGGTCACGTTCTCCACGTTGTCGTCAGCAGCGGTGATAGTCACCTTACCCTTGCGGACACGGACACGGTTTTCCTGCTTGATGTGGTCAACAGTGCGGTCGTCTCCCTTGACAAGAACTTTCTTAGTCATGGCTCTACACGTTTAGGACTTGGTGATAGCGGTGATGAGGCTTGCGATGTTGCCGTAAGCGAAAGCCCAAGGCATGTAGATCGGGAAGATAACCTCTTCCTGTGCGATGAGCACGACTTGGTTCTTCAGCTTCGTGGTAACGTCGTCAGCCCATTCGAGACTCAGAGAGGTGTAATCCACGAGGTTTGCACCGTTCACGAAGTCACCGAGCAGGTAGTCACCAGCAGGAATGTTGGTGCTCTCGATAACGGGCTTGCCTGCGATGTAGTTCACACCGTTGCGGTTCTCGACGAGACCGAGATTGCGACCGAGAGAGTCCTTCTCACTGGCAATGCTGTTGACAGTGATTGGGTTGAGCACGATGCAGTTAGCAGCGAACTGGGCATAGCTCATCACTGCGAACGCAGTCTTGATGGCGTCACCGCTGTTGGGCATGTCAACACTCTTGAAGGCACCATGCTTAACGGTGTAAGTCATGGAAGCCTTGCCAGTCTCGGTGCCGGTGTAAGCAGCGCCAGAGATGAGCAGCTTCTTGTCGGTCAGCTTCTTCACGGGGAAGGTGCTGTTGAGGCTGGTGTTAACAACAGCGTTGGCGAAGGTAATCGTCATGCCGTCGATAATCTTGTCGTCGGGGTTCTTCAGCTCGACAACGCAGTCTGCACCGTCGTTGTAGCTGCTTACGCTCTCGATGCAACCAGCAGCACCGGTAGTGATAGAAGTGCCGATGAAGCCTTCTACAGAGCCTACGCCAGTCGTGCCGACGATACCCTGCAGGTTCTCTCCGTTGCCGTCACCGAAGAGGATTTGGAAGTCCTCTGCCATGAGAACAGCTTCGGGAAGCATGTTCAGGATGAACGAGCGGAGGTAAACGCGGCTCTTGAGCATGCGCTTCGAGATCTTGATGTGAGTACCGACACGCTTGGTAGCAGCGGTAACCTCCTTCACCTTGAACGAAGACTCAGGCAGACTGCCGTTCTCGCTGACGAATGCAGCGTTGCGGTCGAAGTCGTACACCTGTGCGAACGCCAGCTGAGGATACTCAGGATCGCCCTGGAGCACAGCAACCACGTTACGCATGTGGAGCTTCTTGTTGTTGACTGCGGAAACGACCTTCTCAGTCTGCTGAGTGATGAGGTTGTCACCGCTGTAGTTAGAAGCCATGCTGACTTCCTTGAGAGAGAAGCCGTCGAAGGCTCCGGACCTTGTGGAGATACCACCTACGAAGTCCTTGAACTTCTGGCTGTCGAGCATCTTCTGCACCTTCTCGTCGAAGTTGTTGACGACGTCCATAGACAGTCCCTTCTCTTGGAGCTTCTTGACGGTCTCGCCAAGTTGCTTAACCTGCTCAACGAGGTCTTCGTTGTCCTTGATGACCTGAGCGAACTTCTCAGCGTCATAGGACTTGAGCTGGTCGTTAATGGCGGTGAACTTTTGCTCAACCTCTTCGGAGGTGAGTTCACCTTCACGGCTCTTGTTGATGACGTCACACATCATCTGAGCCACGTTGTTCATGAAGGTCTGCTCCTCAGGAGTGCGACCGTCCATTTTCAGTGCCAAATCGGCAACTGTTACGAATTGCTTTTTCATAACTTTGTGAAATGATTTAGTGATTAAATACTTCATTCAGTTTCGCAAAGTCGGGCAAAGTGCTTTCTGCGGCTTTTTCCTTTACGCCTTCCTCTTGGGAGCTCTGCTCGTCATCTTTCTGAGTGTCCACTGACGGCTCAGGACTTGCAGCAGAGGAAGGCGAGGTACTTTCTTCCTGAATTATTGTGTTGGATTTGTAAACTCTCGAATAGCAGTGGGGACAGCGTACATAGGTCATTATGTCCGTGAGGCTCTTTATCTCAAACTCCGGCTTTCCGTTCTTTGGAATAACGATGTCAAGGACGGCTTCTACCTGCTCCCTAATCTCAGGAGCGAGTTTCTCCATTTCCTCACGCACGATATCCTCGGTAATCCAGCGCTGGTATTGTGCAGCAAGGTCAAGAACCTGCTGGCTGAAAGTGCGTTCAGGCTGGCTTTCGTAGTCAAACTGATGCCCACAACACGGGCAAGTAACGATAACGCCTCCGTTGAGGCTCTTCAATAACAGATTAAGTTCCATATCATAGGCTTTTAGACGTTCATCGGTATAGCCGTGTTGCAGGAACGCCTTGCGGATGAGGTCGCATTGCTCGCGTATCTGGTCGGGCGTGGCCGACTTGATGCCTACGAGGAATGTCTGAGGGTTGCTGCCCCAGTGTGTAAGTGTGCTGTACTCGTACATCTTCCACTCCAACACCTTGCGGGCATCTTCCTTGTCACGCTTAATGGCCTGAACACCGATAGAGTGCTCCAGCGTCCTGCCGTTCTCTGCAAACAGCTTGTAGTCGGCAAGAATGTCACGGCACATCTGCTTTGCAAGGTTGAGCTGACCTGTCATAATGAGGTTGCCTCCCTCTTCCTTTCCCTCGATGGGCACGCCAAGCAGCTGGTCGGTACGGTGGTTCAGGAACCATCGCATTCTGCCAATGTTCTCACTCAGGGTCTTGTTGAACGACCCAGGCATCGAAATGTCATCTTGAGAGTCCTTGACACCGATACCGTTCACCGCAACGGTAACGATACCTTTCTCCTCATCAACATCATTTGCCTTCGTCTTGTACTGTAGGCGCTTGATTTCTTGTTTCATTTTCAATCTCACTTTTGATGTTAAAAACTCTGTTTATAAACGCTATTTCTTCGTCGGTCATGTTGAATATGACCTTGTCGAATACTTCGGGATAGTCCTCAGACACGAGCTTCTCCTCGCATATCTGGGCACGCCAGTCGTTGATGGTGATGAGGCCGCTGAGGAACTGCATCCTGCAACGCTCGTTGAGCAGCTTCTTCACTTCTTCCGCATCCTTCAAGCCGTCTTGCAGACAATCAACGTCCCTGAAGCAGCAGTCAAGATAGTAGCCGTCTTCCTCCAAACCGAGGAACGATGTAAGGTCCTGACAGAACCGCTTCGTCATGGGAATAATCTGCGAGCTATAGACAGCCTTCTCAGCAGTTGACTGGTTACTGAAAGTGCTTTGGTCTTTTCTCGGTACAAGCACACTCGGTATGCCGAATGCTCCTGCTATGGTGATTGCATCCTGCAATGTCTCGTCAAACGGCTGCAAGTCAGCTATGGAGAGGTTGGTGCGGATGAAGTCGATAGGCACATCGCTAATGCCGTATGGCAGCCTGTCGCCTGTTATGCCGTACCTCGCATCGTGCTGACTCCTTATGGACTCCTTCTCCTTATCGGTGAGGGCAACAGTTCCCGTCGGGTCTGTCTTCTTCGACACGATGAAGCCCAAGCCGCCCTGCTTCACATAGATGAGGTTTCGGGCCTGATAGACTGCGATGAGGTTGCTTATTGACTTCTGCTGGCTCTGAAGCCTGCTGCTGCTCAACATGAAGTTGTTGTCGCTGTAGAACGAAGGCTTGCCGTCCCTGTCGTGCCAAATCTCTGCCGGTTCGATGTCGCGGTATGCTGTGAAGCCTAATTCAAGACGATACGCCTTGATGAGTTCGTCCTTCGTAGCAATGCCAAACATATTCGTCATGTCACGATTGGGGACTACCTGCATACGCTCGGCAGGCAACTCCCAGAAGTTGTCGCACCAACGCCAACGCCTGTCTGCATTTATACCCTCGCCCATAGCGGCACGCATGAAAGCGTTGCCAGTGGCAAGCTTATAAACAAAGTGCAGGTACACCAGTTCCCGAAACTTCATCAGACAGTTTGGCTGGTCGAGGAACTTGTTGAACTCCTTCCTTGAATATACTATGCTGTCATCCTTGACGCGCTTCACCTCAAACGTGGCTCCTGCTATGCGGCTCGCTATGAAGTTGATTGGGAAGTAAACTTCCGGAACACTCTCGAAGAGTTGCAGGTAATTCTCGCCGCAGAAGTAAGGCAGCACGTTCAACTCTATGTATCGGGGCGACCATTTTTCGATTTCCGTCCCGTCATCGTTGACAAGCTTAACACCGCCGGACTTGGAAACCATCAGTTCTCCGCCGTATTTTTTGGTGTTGTACCACTTGGATAATGCCTCAAACATTTTCATTGTTCTCAAACTTTGGCGCAAAGGTAAGCATTTTTACGATACGATTTTCAAAATGCAAAAATCTTGATTTCACACTTGCTTCACCACATACTGAATAAACCCACTCAAAATCGCACTCGCTTCCTTGTTCTGACTGTCCTTGTTGTAGTCAAAAAGACTTGTCAGGAACTTTGCGTAGTCAATATTATCGTTTGCCTCATCCTCGTTGAACCTGATGAGGCTCTTCACGAAGTCGGACGTTGCAGCTATG